TAATAGAATTTCAGGAGGGATAAAGAATATTTATTTCGGAGTTTACGACCAATTCACTGCACCACTTACAACAGTAGGAATAGTTCAAGCAAATGGAGAAATTTCAGATATTGAAATGGCTTCATCAACAGGGCTTTACAGATACACTACACCTCTAGGGGCTGCTAGTATTTCTGAAACAATTACAGGTAGTAAAGAAAACGGAACTATTTTTTATACACCAACTGTAAATGTAATACTTAACAGACTAACAAAAGAAGACCAAAATCAAATTAAATTGTTAGGTCAAACGAAACTTGTTATTTTTGCAGAATTAAATGCAACTTTAGCAAACGGGCATAATGTAATTGTAGGGCTAGGAGTAACTAACGGAATGGAACTTAATGCAGGTACTATTGATTCAGGAGCTGCTTTCGGTGACCGTAACGGTTACACTCTTACATTTGACGGAATGGAGCCAATCCCATTCCCAATGGTAGCGGACTACACAACTAATCCTTTCGACAATGGAGCGTTTACAAATGTTTCAATAACTACATCTTAATTAGTTTTCTTATATATTCTTGATTGAGGGGTGCTAACGCACTCCTTTTTCTTTTTAAAGCAAATAAATTCAAAGTTTTTCTATTATATAACAGACAAACTAACTATGATACAAGCAACAACAGAAACAGAAATAAAGATATATGTGCAAACTGAGGACAATCGGATAAATACTGCTGTAGCTTCTACTCAAATAAGGCACTTAGTTAAATTTACAAATGACTTAGACAAGTCTGTTTATTATGCTTACGGTAATACTGAGCTTATTAAAGATAGATATACTAATATTAATATTACTTACGCTACACCTAATATCTATACAGGACAATTAAAGTTATTCCCAGCTGGATATTATAAGTACGAAATTTACGAAGTTAGTTGGATAGGAACAGTAACTGTTTCTTCAGGTAATGCACCTGCTAATGAAAATGACGTTTTAAGCCCTGCTGCTAACGATAAAGGAGTAGTACAAGGATTAGTTACTAAGGGTAAAATGTATCTAGCAGAAAAAGACGGAACGGAGCAAGTTCAATACGTGCAAAGAGAATCAGCGACAGAAACGAATTATATATATTACGGACAATAAAATAAAAAAAAATGGCAATAGAAAACGTACAACAATTATTAACAGAGCAACTAGGTAAAAACGGAGGAACAGAAGTATTTACAGGCGCAGTATCAGGAAAAGATTTTTATGCAGTATATTTTCCTGTAGAAAGTGCAGTAAGTGCAATAACTGCTTCAGGTGTAACTAATGCAACAGCTTTACAAACTACACTACCTGCAGGAACAACTTTACTGATGGGTATTCAAGCTATGACACTAACAAGCGGTATAGCAATAGGGTATAAAGAGTAATGAAAGTATTTAGGCTAGGATTAAGTTTATCGTCTATGCAAAAGTATGGTGCGTGGTCACCTTCTGACGAAACAGGTTTAGAAGCGTGGTATAAATATCAAACAGGAATTACTTTAAATGGTTCTGATGTTTCTGCTTGGGCTGATAGTTCTTCTAATAGTTTTAATATGGTACAAGCTACAGCAAGCGAGCAACCTGCTTACAATTCAGGAGCTATTGACTTTGACGCTTCAGCTACACAAAATTTAGGTTCAGCAAGTGACATTACTTTAAGCGGTGCTTTTACAATAGGAATAAGATTAAACCCTGCTTTAAATAATGTAGTTGTGCTAGGTGATAATTCTTTAGGTGAAAACGAATTTATTAAATTAACAAATAGTACAAAGTTAAGAATGAAAATTGACAATACTACAGCAGATATTACTGTTAATAGCGGTGACTTGACAGCAGACAATTATCTAGTTATAACAAGAAACGCATCTAACTTACTTACGCTTTATGTTAATGGTGTAGCACAAACTGATACAGAAACTTTAGGGGGAACTGCAAATATGGACGCAATAGGAGTAAGAGCAACAGACGCAAACCCTTATGACGGAACAATTAGCGAAGTACAAATATATGATACAGAAAGCGCAGCACTTACAGCTAATGTAAATACTTATTTATCAAACTTATAAAATGGAAAATATACTTAGTATAAACTTAGAAACGTCAACAGCACCTATAGTAAGAGAAGTTAGAGGTCGTGACTATATAGAATACGGAACGGAAGACTGGAGAAACCTCTACCCGCAGTTCTTAATTGACCTTTATTACAACTCTAGTACACACGCTGCAATTGTTAATCAGACGGCAGAAATGATAGCAGGTGAAGACTTAGTAGCTGAAGAAGAAGACGCAATAAATTTAGAAACTTATGTTAAATTAAAGAAGTTTTTAAGACACGCAAATTCTAATGAAAGTTTACACCAAGTAATAAAAAAAGTTGCTTTTGATTTTAAACTTCAGGGGGCTTACGCAATACACGTTGTATGGAATAGAGAACGAACAGAAATCGTAGAACTGTATCACGTACCTGTAGAACGAGTAAGAGCAGGAAGACCAAACGAACTAGGGCAGATTGATACTTACTTTATAAGTGCTGATTGGGCAAACACTAGAACAAATAAACCTTACCCTGTAGCAGCTTTTAATGTTAATGATAGAACTTCTGGTAGTCAATTGATTTACTCAGGTGCTTACAGTCCTAATATGGACGTGTATCATACGCCTGATTACATAGCTGGTTGTAATTGGGCTTTAGTTGACCAAAAGGTAGCCGAGTTTCATTTAAACAATATTGAGAACGGTTTCGCAGGTTCTTACTTCGTCAGTTTCGCGAATGGAATTCCAACGCAAGAGGAGAGAAGACAAATAGAACAAAGTTTAGTAGAGAAATTTACGGGAGCTTCTAACTCAGGTAAATTTGTATTAACGTTCTCAGATGATAAGACTAGAACGCCTGAAATAACACCTATAAGCGTATCAGATGCAGACAAACAATATTTAGCTTTACAAGAGCTTTTAGTTTCTAATATTTGCGCAGCACATAGAATTACTTCTAAAACTTTAATGGGTATTGATACAACAAACGGCTTTTCTAGTAATGCAGACGAACTTATTAATGCAGCGAATTTCTATCAAAATACAGTTGTTAGAGGTTTTCAACTAAACATCTTAAACACTTTGCAAACTATATTTTCAGTAAACAATATAGACTTGCCTGTAGAGTTTGTACAATTAAAACCTATTACAGTACAATTTGACTCTAAGACTATTAGAGAAGTAATGACGATTGACGAGATAAGAGCTGACTTAGGACTTGAACCTTTAGGAGAAGAAGACACAGTAGAACAAGATGTAAAGCTATCTAAGGCAGGAACGGTAGACGGACAGCCTGTATTTACTACAATAGAAGAAGCTGAAGCACACGCTAAGACAATGGGTTGTGAAGGGTATCACGAACACGACTTAGAAGGGCAAACTGTTTACATGGCTTGTAAAGACCATTCAGAAGCAACTGACTTAAAAAAATGTAATTGTAAAAAATCAGAAAATGACTTTACAGAGTTAGAAAGTTTTATTGAAGAATTTGGAGAAGAAATGCCTGAAGGTTACGAAATAATATCAGAAGACGAAGCAGAAGACGAAATTGAAGACTTTGACTTTCAATCTGAGTTAAATAATGAATATTACGAATTTGCTAGTACAGGTTCAGCTTACCCAAACAGAAAGTCAGGGCAAGACCAAAAGAGTAAACAGACTAAATATGAAGATGATATTTACAGGGTTCGTTACAGATACACAGGAAGTTTAACAGGCGAAAGAGATTTTTGCAAAAAAATGACAAACGCAAATAAAATATATCGTAAGGAAGATATTATCGCTATGGGTAGAAGGGCGGTTAACCCAGGCTGGGGTAAAGGCGGCGCAAATACTTACTCAATATGGAAATGGAAAGGCGGCGCACTATGTAAACATAAATGGTTCAGAATTATACTAGTACAAGAAGGTAAAAGACCAAAAAATACAGACAAAATAATAACATCAACAGAAGCAAAAAGCAGGGGGGTAAAGTTACCAAGAAACGCAAAAGAAGTTTCTGTTGCTCCTCACGATATGCCGAACCATGGCTTTGTGAACCCTGAACTAATTGCTAAATATAAAAATGTAAGATAATGGCATACGTATTATTTATATCAGAAGCAAAGCTAAAAGATAGCACAGCAATTAACTTAAATGTTTCAACCGATTTACTATTGCCTTATGTATTACAGGCACAAAAATTGTATGTAGAACCTAAGCTCGGAACTACACTTTATAAAAAGCTAGAAAGTTTAATTACAGCAGGTACAATTGGTAATGTAGGGAATGAAGCGTACAAAACTTTAGTTGATGATTACATTGGAGATATGCTACCTAACTGGGCATTTTATCACGCAATACCTTTTTTAAGGTTTAAGATAGAAAACGGTAACATCTATTCTAAGACTTCAGAAACAGGAACGGCTTTAAGTACGGAAGAAGCTCAACACCTTAGGGAAGAAGTTAGAAATACAGCGGAATATTATACGGAACGTCTAATTGACTATGTAACTAATAATACTACTAGCTTCCCAGAATACAGTACCAACTCAGGAGCTGATATTTCAGCAGACCAAAATGCTTACTATAATGGCATGAACCTTGAAAGACCAATGCGACAGGGAACTAAACTTACATTGAGAAACTTTTTAAACGCTTCAGACTACTAATGAAGAAACACTATAAACCAAAAACTAAGAACGTAACTAAGCTAAAGACTTACTTAGATAAAAAAACAAAACAAAATGACAGAAGTAAAAGATACTCTACAAGTAGGGTTAGCTAACAGTTCAGCAATAGCATTCAGCGTAACAGACTGTAACGAAATATTAACGCTAGTTTCTTTAATTCTAGCAATAAGTTTTACTGTATATAAATTCATTCAATTTGAAAAATCTAAATAAATGGCTCGTAAAGTTATTACAAGCGCTTTTAAAAGCATTAAAAGGAAACGAAAGGGTGTACACTCCAAAAACGCAAGTAAAGGACAGAACGGCTACAAAAAAGCCTACAGAGGTCAAGGGCGTTAATCTTCTTTTAATTAGAGATACTTTTACAGAAAATTCTACTATTGGTCGTTTGTTTATCAATGGAGAAAGTTTTTGTGATACCTTAGAAAACCCTTATATCAATAACGAAAGAAATATAAGCTGCATTCCAGAAGGGCAATACAAAGTTAGATTAAGGCTTCCTAGAGAAAGTGCAACTAGAGATTACTTGCATTTATTAGTTCAAGACGTGCCTAATAGAAGTTATATCTTATTTCATGTCGGCAATAAACCATCACACACGAAGGGTTGTATTCTAGTAGGAAACGGTCGTAAACAAGACATTGTTCAAAACTCACGTTTAGCTATGGACTTACTTATAAAAGAAATAATTAGTTTAGGCGGTGAAAATATTAATTTAATAATCAAAAATAAATAATCATGAAAAAGTTTTTAGAAAAGTACCTTATCGGACAGATGCTAAAGTCAAAGAAGTTTTGGTATGCAGTTAGTTCTGTAGTTGTGCCTGCTTTAGTTACTTACTTAGGAGTTGACGAAACAACTGCAAAAGATTTGTACTATGCAATCTTAACATTAATTGTAGGTCAGGGAATTGCAGACGTTGCAAAGAAATAACAGGTACAGATTAAAGCCACACGAAATTGTGGCACTAGAAAAGATGCGAGAAACCGAGACTAGAAACGTTCTAGTTATCGGTGACTTGCATGAACCCTTTTGTCTTGAAGGCTACTTAGACTTTTGCATAGAACAATACTATAACTATAATTGTACTGAAGTAGTCTTTATAGGCGATGTAATAGACAATC